GGAACGCATCGTGAAGAATCGCATTGCAAATGCAACCGATAAGGAAAAGCTTGCAGCATTAGGCGCCATCTCTCGTGGGTGGAAAGGCATCGATAAGTCATGATTGCATACAGCAAAAAAGATTCTTGGAAGCTTGCAAAGAAGATGCATCCAATGTCACGCAAGAAAATGCGTAGTGGTCGTATGATTGTCGAAGTATTCAATTCTGACAATACACTTGCGCAAAGAACTGTTGGTCCTACTAATGCAGCCCTATTGAAAGATCATGCTTATGGCCGATGCTGGGCATTCTGTTCTTTCTGTACCTACGAAGCTGAACAATTTCTGAAGAAGAATAAATAAGAATATGAGAGTCCCACGTTCAATTGCAGTCAAGAAGAAGTACAAATATCCACATGAGGTATTTGCAGAGCTTGAGAAAATTTCATCATTTCATGATCGCGTTGCGTATCTACGCGAGAATGATTCTTTTGCAATCAAGACTATTCTTCAGTGTAACTTCTCACCAACGATTGAACTAGACCTTCCTGAAGGTGCACCTCCATTTCGTCGCGATGTAATGCCTGCTGACCAGACTCCTGCAAGAATTGACAAGGCAATCAAAGTCCTCGGCAAACTTGCACGTTATCCAGGTCAGCCTGCCGCAAGTGGACTTGGTAAGATCAAGATGGAGACTCTGTTTGTAAACCTGCTTGAGACAGTAAACGAACACGATGCCGACATCATTCTCGCTATGAAGGAAAAGACTCTGAGCAAGAAGTATCCGTCAATTGACTTAACTTTAGTGAAGACTGCTTTCCCTGAATTAGTATGAATGCTATTCCGGCGTGGGCAATTCACTTTCCTCAGACTCCGCTTTCAGTTAAATTAGAAGGAAAGCAATATGATCATTCCCCTTTATGTAGTGGAGATCGACGTAAACCAAAAGGGTCTTCTGGATGCTGTTGTTTAAACGCAATGAAGCAAGAATTTGATCGTAGGTTGGACGCAATGTCAGATGAAGACATTATTGATGCTTTTGCTAAACTAGATTGTGATGTCATAATTGAAAAAGTGTAAACTTTTTGTTTACAACTGTTCATTTTTAGTTTACAATTTTCTTGTTATGAATATCTTTGCTCTTGATAATGATCCTGTGAAAGCTGCTCAAATGCATTGCGACAAACATGTCGTTAAGATGATCGTCGAAGCAGCGCAAATGCTTTCTACCGCTCATCGTATGATTGACGGTAAAATGGAAATCATTCAAGCACAGACTCCAAAAGGTCTTTGGCGCAAGAAGAAGGTTTGGACTCATCCAAACAAGAAACTCGATCAGACACTTTACAAGGTCGCCCATCCTGGTCATCCGTCTACTAAGTGGACGATGGAATCCAGTGCTAACTATGAATGGCATTACCAACTGTTCGTTGCTCTCTGTGACGAGTACACCTATCGGTATGGCAAGGTTCATAAGACCGATACTCTTTTGCGCAAAGTCCTTGCGTCTACTCCTAAGAAGATCATGCAATGGTCACTGACTCCATTTGCGCTTGCAATGAAGTCGGCTCCGCAATGTATGGACCCCAAGAATCCAGTCGCATCATATCGTGCTTTCTATCAGACTAAGCAAGATCGGTTTAAGATGGTCTGGACTGGTCGTAAAGTTCCGCGTTGGTTTAATGTATCATCTATGATACAAAAAGCCGCATAATGTTTCATGTATGATACGTTACGTCAATTGCCGAAAAGAGCATTGCACACACTATTGCGGACGACGTGAATCGTATGGAGCGGCTTTAGGTCTGCCTGTTGATCTGAGCATACTTGGTAATCCGCATCCTCTAAGTAAATTCAAGAATCGAGATGCATGTATTCGAGAATACGCTAAGACTCTTGCGGCCGCATGTAAGCAGAGTCCTAAACTAATTGACATTCTAAAAAGCATCCCTGATGATGCAGTATTAGGCTGCTTTTGCTATCCTAAGTCATGTCATTGTCAGGTCATCATAGACGCTGTAAACTTCTACAAGACAAATTGATAAATTAGATTGTATGCAATACGATTACTATTGTGAATCTTGCGAGGAAGTTTGGGAAGAACGACAATTCCTAAATGATAGAGACCTACCAACAACATTACCTTGCCCTCATTGTAAGGCAACTGGAACTGTAAAGCGTGGATTTTTCAAAGCTGCTCATTTCTCATATGCAGGAGCGAAGACAAATCTTCAGCGCGCAGGTTCTGGATGGAATGATGTTCTAACTTCCATCAAAAAGGCTTCTGGTAGAAAATCAACAATCGTGACACGATGAAAAAGAAAGACAAGGAAAAGGAATTCATTAAGATTCGTTTTGATGATCCATCTTCACCTAAGTGGAAATCCAGTCACAAGAAAAGCAATCCTCGCCGAGCGAGCGATAAGAAAAAGCGAGCATACTTTGACTAATGAAATTCGTTCGTAACCGAACATTTGAAAAACTTGACATTGCCGATCTTGGATACGCTGATCTAAATACACTCAGCGAAAAGTCCGCTCGCATCTATGTTACTCCAGAAGGAAATAAGTATCCTTCAATCACTACGATTCTTTCTATTCGTAGCCGCGGCGCTATTCAAGAATGGAGAGCGCGTGTAGGAGCTGAAGAAGCAAATCGCGTTTCTCGTCATGCAACGACTCGAGGAACTGCAGTACATAATCTTGTCGAAAAGTACCTCAAGAACGAGGAGATTAACTTCAAGGAAGGTATCATGCCGCATGTCTATCAAGGATTCATTGCGGCTCAGAAAGTACTTGACAAGTATGTAGGTAAAATTGCTTTACAAGAAGCTCCTCTGTATTCTGACCATCTTAAACTCGCAGGTCGGGTTGACTTGATTGCAGAATTCAACGGGAAGCTTTCAATCATTGACTTCAAAACGTCCAAGAGAGTCAAGACTGCAGAAGACATCGAAGATTACTTCATTCAGGAATCGGCATATGCGATCATGTTTGAAGAACGCACAGGAATTCCGATCACGCAGCTCGTCACGATTATGGTCGTGGACGGAAGATCGGAACCGCTCCTATTTCGTCAGCATCGCGACCGCTGGACGGAAACACTCCTCCAGGTCCGTGAGGAATACGAAAAATCTAGGCTTTTCGGCCATATTTAAGAAAAAGCCGTAACTTATTGATTTTGAATACTGAAGAAAAAATATGCATTTTTCTTCATTTTTTTATTTACAGCGGGCATTTTTTGTGGTAGAATTTGGTGTACCCAAACCACAATATGTTCGCAATCCTCAAACAATCTGGAATCAGTGGAACCTGTGTTCTCGGCCAAGGCGAGACCGCCAAAGAGGCCTGGGAAGATGCCTACGGTCCGAAACCGTGGACTCCCTATCAGAAGAAGTCGGCCAAAGGAGCCGATTGTGTCGAAGTGACTCAAGAGGAACTTGATGCGCTTCACGATGCCTCGAACGAACGCTAATCTCATGATCAAGCCAAACAAAGATTGGTCGAACTTCCAAGTTGAGTTTCCAGACGGGTCTACGAAAACCGTTGATGAACTTACGAAAACTGAAGCTCAGTATTTTCTAGTGCAGCACATGAAGGCAAGTCTTGCCGCAATGAATAAAGCGCACGCCCTTCTTGACACATTCCAGAAAATCGGATACATCACCTCTCGCGAATCTTAATTATGAAAGCACAAATTGACCTCCTGCGAAAAACCGTTGCGACTTGGCAAGAACAAGTTGACTATGAAAAGCGAATTCTCGGTTATGCCGATTCAGCCCATGTCGCCGTTCTTGAAATGAACAAGAATCGTCTTGCCAAACTTGAGGGAGCGATGAAAGTCGTGAAGCCTCGTCGGGCGAATACCTACTGCTTTACCGTGAATAACACCGAAGGCGGAAAAGGTGAAATCGAAAACTTCCGCAAAGAATGCAAAATCTTTAACGCTGAGGAACGAATCAAAGCTCTGAAGGAGCCAGGTTATGTTCCGAAGGTGAAGAAGATCGCCGTCTATGGACGTCTTGGAAAAGACAATCCCAATGCTGCAGAATATCGTGCAGCTAATAAGGGTTGGCGGAATGCCTACGCTCGGATTCGCATTGAGGATGCTGCAACGCTTGATGTCTATTGCGGAACCTATGTGAAGGAAACGCTGACTTACGGTGGCGCTCCATTTACTCACTACAGATGCATCGGAGCATGATCGGTCTATCTTACAACTTCATGTTCTCTCCGGAGATCGGCTGTCTCTATCATCCTAACGGATATGACACCTCCTGGCTTGTCTTTCGAGATGGTAAGTGGGTTCCTGAAGAATGGGCCTGCTACCTCGAACCAAGTCTCGTCGAAAAACTACTAACTGAAATCAATCAAAATGACTCGTGATGAACTAATGCCAGTGCTTGACGCTATGCGACTGCATGGCGGTGGCTTTGTGCAAGCCCTTGCTATCGCAATGCTTCGAGCTGACAGTGAAAACCTTCGAATCCTTACTGAAGCATTCAGTGATAAGATTCAAGAATACAAGAGAAACTTCGTAGACACAAAACAATGAGCCCCTGGACAATACTTGGATGGATTCTGGTCGTAGTCGTCGGTGCAATTCCGGCACTGATAGTTCTTGCATTCATAGGAACAATCGTCGCTTGGTTCTGGAACCTGGTCATAAACCGATTCAAGTACTTCATGACTCGAAACATTCCGCCTGCGAAAGGTCAGCTCTGGAGTCAAGACGGGAAGCTTCTTCGTATCAATCATTTCTATGACAATGGAAGGTTTTCGGTCTGCATCGGAAACTGTTCATGGGGTGAAGACGCTGAATCATGGAAGAAGCGAGTTCGTAATCGCAAACTATTTCTGGTGAGAGGAGAAACCAACTAATGAATAAAATCCTTGATGCCGTCTTGGTTTTTACTGATGGTGCTGAAGCTGTAGTAATGCCTGCAATTCAGCCGTCAACTCCAGTAGGAGACATCCTTGGATTTGTCAACTATCATGAAAGAGAAGGCGGAGAAGTTGCTCACATAGAAATAAGACCTCGAACAAAATGAAAATCTTAACCGACGTTGACGGAGTTCTGCTGAACTGGGAAGATTCATTCCTTGAATGGATGAATGCTCAGGGATACACTCCGACACACAATCAGACATACAACATTTGGAGACGGTTTCCTGACCTAGATGAAGACCATGTTGGTGATCTAATTCGCACCTTCAATTCTTCGGCTACGATGGGTTTCCTTCCACCGCTTCGAGACGCAGTCTATTGGGTTCGCAAAATGCATGAACATCATGGTGTGGTTTTCCATTGCATCACTAGCATGGGAACTGACTATCATGCTCAGACATTGCGCCGAATGAACCTCGAGAGAATCTTCGGATCAAGTGTAATCGGAGAAGTTACGATTCTTCCATGCGGAGCAGATAAACACAAAGCATTGCTTCCGTTCAAGAAGAGTAATCTAATCTGGCTGGAAGACAATCTCAAGAACGCCGTCACAGGCGCTTCGCTAGGCCTTCGTACATATCTTTTCAATCAAACATACAATGACGAAACAAAGTTTGACCGGCATTTCACAAGAGTGAACAGTTGGAAAGAACTTTACAATGACATCTTTCAATAAATACATTCGTGAATGATCATGATTTCATCCTTATTACTAGGTCATGTCATTCTATGGCGGAAGCCGCAGCAAAGATAGGTTTACATTTTTCAACATTTAAGAAGAAGGCAGTAAGACTAAATTGCTACGTAACAAACCAAGGAGGTAGAGGACACATCAAGTCTAACAATCGAAAGATACCGCTATCAGAAATCCTTAATGGATTACATCCGCAGTATTCAACGTTTAAACTTAAGCTTAGACTTTTCTCTGAAGGCGTCAAGGAAAATAAATGTGAAGAATGCGGGTGTTCAGAATGGAACGGAAAACAACTTAACTGCGAACTTGATCATATCAACGGGAATTCTTCAGATCACAGATTGAAAAATCTTAGAATCATTTGCCCTAATTGTCATTCACAAACCGAAACATACAGATTTAAGAGAGGAAAACAAAAGTAACATTATGATCGCTACATCACCAAACAAAAAGACTGCTCTAGTCCTTACTGCAGCTTTCCAGCCTCTTGGTTTCTTTAACGCTCGTTCAACGATTCGCAACATGATCGTTGGTGGAGTAAAGGCTGTTGACGCTGATGGAAATATCTACGGCTGGGAAGATTGGCTTGCACGCCCTGACATGCCAGAAGACATTCCGTCTCTACGGTCAGCTAAGATGGAGTTCCCTGTTCCTACGATTGTCGTGATTCCTGGTTTCTTCGGAAGCTTTAAGAATCAGCGTCGTACTCAGACAAGAACTTCAACACTGAAGCAGATCTACAACCTCTATGGTGGTGTCTGTCAGTACTGCAAGCGGGAAATCAAGTACTCTGCAGCTACGAAGGACCATGCTATGCCGCGTTCAAAAGGTGGTGTAAACTACGACTCTAACATTGTTCTTGCATGTAAGAAGTGCAACAACAAGAAGGCTGCTAAGTTCCCATACTTCAGCATTGACGGAGAAGAAGTCAGACCTAAGATTCTGAACGACGTCGAATTCACTCTGCTTGCGGATAAGATCCCCGTTCGTGAAGAATGGAAGGCTTTCCTAGGCAAGTAGGATCGGGTACAACAAACAAGAAGGCCGTCGGGGAAACTCGACGGCTTTTTTGATTTGATAAATAACCACATGAGAACCACTACCGCATATCGAAATATGCATGAAGCGTCTGCACGTTTTGATGAAAAGACTCAAAAGTTAGCACTCGGTCTTTTCAATAAGATGACTCCAGAACAAGCGCATACTCTTGGTAATGCACTAATTCATCTAACTCTAAACAAGGGAAAGTTTGTTGACAAGAAATCTCGTCCTATCAAATGGACTGATTCTGATGTTCGTGGAATGGACCCAGGCAGACATCAGGGACCAACTAGCGGATGGTAAATCATACGAATAAATAATCATATGCGAAACATTTTCGAATCAGCAAAGAAAGTTCTTTTCGAGTCGCCTGAAGGCATTCAGAAAGGGAAAGAAGACAAGGAAGCATTGATGAAAGTCGCAAAGGCTTTGAACATGACTGCTCTTGATGCTTCAATTGTTCTAAACGATCTTAAGAAGGTCAATACACCATCAGCTGAATTCATTCGTAAGCTTGTTCATATTGTTGCCACAAATCCAAGTGTTGCTAAGAAAGCAGTAAATGAAGAAACGCTTAACGAAGCAATTCCTGCCGATCAAGTAACGTACTTTAACCTAGTTCGTTCTATTAAGAAGACAGGTACCTCAAATCCAGCAAACACAAAGTTCGTATCTGGTTTCTATGTTCTCGTTCTTGAAAAGAAAGACGGTTTCTTTGGTTCAATTAGCAAGATCGATGAAAAACGAAAAGTTCTTTGGACAGTTTCTCTTGAACCTGTAAAGGAACTAAACGATGCACCAAGACTGGTCTTCAAAGGTATTACTCGCGAAGAGTTTATCAAGCTGAAGAACGTTAATCTAAACGAAGAAATCGTTGAACTAACGATTGAGGAAGAAGCGATGCTACTTGAAGATCGCCTTCAGAACGACATTAAGTCTCTAAAGCGTATCGGATGGAAGCTTGATAAAGTCATCAAGTTCATGGTAACGAAAGGTGAAGATTATGGAGTCAAGATGACTGCAGATCTAATCACGATGTACTACAATGATGGTGGAGCAAAGAAAAAAGATTCTACTCCGATGTGGCCACCAGTTGCATCTAAATCAGCACCGAAAGTCAAGAAGCCAAAATGGCCAAATGATCCACCTAAGTCCAAGCGAGATGATGCAGGACATGCAGAGAACTATCTTGCACAAGCAATCGCCTCCGACGAATCGCCTGACATGGAAGGAACCGAAGCATGGCAACTTTTGTCAAATGCAGGTTACACTGAAAGAGCTAAGCTCGCTGTCATTAAAAACATGGGTTGGGACGACGCGCAATTCATGCGCACATATGACCGATACTTGAAAGGAAAGGGCTGAGTCTAAACACTCTAATACTTCCAAAGACCCAATCTCGCGAACCCTTCGGGTAGCCTAGCGGCTTGACTCAGTTTCTTTATTCGAGACTCTAGGAAGAACTGATTGATGCCATCCTCGGCTGAAGCCTTCGGATGTAGCAAACATAGATGTATTTTACCATACCTCTGCTAGAATGTAAATAACAAAACCCGGCGGGACTGAAAATAAAGTTGAACTTTTTTCGTATTTTGAACTCTCATCTGTAATAAATAAAACTGCAGACAATGAAAAGCACATATCATCAACTAGGCACGGCAACCGATTTACGCTCAGGCGTAAGTGCGATTTGCCGCGCCTGGGAGAATTTCGGACCTAGAAAATCCTAAATTTGTGCATTTTTCATAACTGATTCAATACCAACAAGTTACGCAAAAATGCACAAAATCTTCGGATTTGTGCATTTTTTTGATTTACAAGTGGGTGTTTTTCAGTTAGAATAATCTCGTAACGATTGGTTCAGCGGCTTCGGTCGCGAAGATCATGAAGTTTCCTTCGGGCGGTTCGGCCGTCAGTCGTAATGGTTCTTTAACATTTTCCGACACGTTTCGAGAGCGTGAAAATTCTCATGCCTTTAAGATGGACGAAAGAAGTTCTACCCCGGGACGAGGTGCCCTGGAAAGATCAGTAGCAATGTTCGTTCTGTCTACCGTTTCACCGGCGGGATTGGTTTATGAAAAAAGATATTTACATTCTCAAGAAACTGTGTTAGAATTCTGTCGTGGTAATTAACTGAGCGCGTTCCGCAAGGCACCGACGGTTACCTACCTCCTCAAGAATCCTTCGTGGTTCTTGCAGTATCCGATCTTTGACAAACGAAAACAAAACCAACTAAGGGGAATGATGTATCGTTAGAGCTACTCATTCGAGCAAGTTCCGTCTATCCCCTTGGTTTCTTTCCGCAGCAGACCACTGCTGCAAACAATTTTAGATGACAGCCCACGTCGGTTTCCGACATGTCGAAATTACATCCTGGGCCCATGTAAATCTGAAACCCTTTTAGGTACCGATCCAATCGTAAGCGTCCGCGGCGCGAGAAGATAAAACCGGGTAAAGCACAGATGAGCGAGTGCACCGTTTCTGATGATAGGAAGACCCCAGGTCGGCTTATGCCGCAGTAAGGAAACCGAACATGCCCGTGTTCATCAGAATAAAGTTAGGCACGGGAGATTTTCTAAACTCAACTGAATCGGAGATCAGAGGTAAGTTGATTGACAACGGCCCGGTAGTTTAATTAGGTTAAAATACCGTTCCTCTATATGCATGCTAAAAAGAGGCTATGGAAGTACAACATAGAATGCGGAGATCTGGGTTCGAATCCCAGTCGGGCCTGCTCTGATAAACAACGAGGCGTCGTTCCACGCCTACAAGATTCAACAATTTCATAACGGGATGTAGCTCAGCTTGGTAGAGCGCTTGCTTTGGGAGCAAGATGTCGTCGGTTCGAATCCGGCTATCCCGACCAATTTCAAATCGCGGTAAGGTGGTCTGGGGACCATTCGGGTTTCATAAGCCTGCGAGTGTGGTTCGATTCCACATACTGCAACCAACTTTAAATAGGCGTATGCTATCCGCAAAGAAGCTGCGTCGGGCCCCTTTCATAAGCATCTTTGCCGAGGTGCTTTGAGCAAGCAAGAGACTCGGTTTCCTTCGGGCGGCAACCTGCTGGATTCTGATGTTGTACTCGTCTAGTGGACAGGACACCTGGCCAATCGCTGGGAAACGTTGGTTCGACTCCAACGTACATTTGCTTCTTGCTTGCCTTTTCTCTTTTCATATGCGTCACGACAGTAGATGGCTTCTACAGACGGTCTGTAAAACCGTTGCCTACGGGCGAGTGGGTCGGAACCACCGGGGCGCACCACTTTCAAATAGCGGGTAGGACAAGATGGTTAGTCGAGTGTCTCATAAGCACTATTCTGGTGGATTCAAGCGCCACACCCGTAACCAACTTCAAATTGGGTCTTAAGCTTTGCTGGCGAAGCAGGCGACTCTTAATCGCACGATACTGGGTTCGATTCCCAGAAGGCCCACCAATTTCAAATGCGCATTCATCTAATCAAGACTGCCCAAGGTGGCAGAATGCGGGTAGACTCCGGCATGCGCACCAGATGGGGGTAAAGCTTTAATGGTGAAGCACCCGACTTTTAATCGGCAGAACTGGGATCGTTACCCAGTGCCCCTACCAATTTCAAATGCAATTCGGTTTCACGAAAGATACTGATGCTCTTGACGGAGAATTAAGTTTCTCGCCTTCGGGTGGTCGAGGTTGTATAGTTAAAGAAAGTCTTTCAACATGGGGTGTTAGTAGAATGGATAGAACGTTGTGCTACGAACGCAAAGATTCAGGTTCGATTCCTGGACGCCCTACCACTTTTCATATGTACTAGAGGCTACTGTTGGTTGAGTAGCAGCGGATTGTAAACCCGCCACTTTGATACATCGTCCGTTCGATTCGGACCTAGTACACCACTTTCAAATCCTGTCGACTCGAGCTGGCGAACGAGCGTGACTGTTAATCACTGCACCCTTACAAGGGAGGCTAGGATCGTAACCTAGGACAGGAGCCAATTTACATAAGGAAGTAGCCCGGTTGGTCGAGGACACCGTCTTGAAAACGGCTGCGTGGTGATGAGCCCGTCGTGAGTTCGAATCTCACTGCTTCCGCCATTTTCAAATAATGCTGCTATAGTTTAAGGGTAGAACATCGGACTTTCAATCCGAGAATCGGAGTTCAATTCTCCGTAGCAGTACCAAATGTCCCATAGCTCAAAGGAAGAGCGTCCGCCCGATAAGCGGAAGGTTGTGATATCGTAATTCACTGGGACAACCAATTTCCAATTCTCTTGTAGCTCAATGGCAGAGCGGTTGATTGTTAATCAGCAGGCCCTTAAAAGGTAAATGTAGGTTCGAGTCCTACCAGGAGACCCAATTTCAAATATGCACATGTACTTTCAATGGCAGATGGTTTGATTGTCAATCAGACGGACGCAGGATCAGTACCTGTCATGTGCGCCATGCTACAGTGGGAGACCGGGAATCCGCTTGCCTGCAAAGCTTCGAGAAGTCAGTTCGATTCTGACCTGTAGCTCCAATTTCAACAACGCGTCTATGGTGTTCCTAACGGTCAGCATGCTGGTCTTCCAAACCGGAGGTGTGAGTTCGAGTCTCACTAGACGTACCACTTTATTCGGGGCAAAGCATTGCTGATTGATGCACTAGGCTCTTACCCTTGAGAACTCGGTTTGATTCCAGAGTGCCCCGACCAATTTCAATTGACGTGTGACCAGAATGGTAATGGCCCCGCCTGATAAGTGGGTATGGAGCTAAAACTCCTTTGTAGGTTCGAGTCCTATCGCGTCAACCAATTTCAAATGCGCATGTGGTGGAATGGCATACACGGCAGTCTTAGAAGCTGTTGCCCTTACGGGCTTGTGGGTTCGAGTCCCACCATGCGTACCACTTTATTACCGAGAGTACCTTTAATTGGAAAAAGGCGTGGATTGTGACTCCACATACCCGGGTTCGATTCCCGGCTCGCGGACCATTTCAAAACTAACGCGCTGTGTCCAAATGGCAAAGGAGTTCGGCTTAAACCCGAAAGCCCGAGAATAACTCGGTGTGGGTTCGAGTCCCACCTGCGCGACCAATTTCAAAAATCAATTGCTGTGTATCAGCAGATTCCCAAATAGACTAATGGTAAGTCATATCGTAAAGATAAGATGCTAGGTCAAGACTGGCTTGGGATGCAATTTCAAAATGCTGCAGTCGACTAACGGTAGGTCCCCAGACTTTCAATCTGGTAGCGTAAGCTTCGTGCGGGTTCGACTCCCGTCTGCAGTTCCAATTTCAAAACATGGCCCGTTCGTTCAACGGATAGGACTGCTCCCTTCTAAGGAGACAATGAGGGTTCGATTCCTTCACGGGCTACCAAGTTTATGGAGTGTTCGTATAGTGGTTATTACATCGGTCTGTCGAACCGAATACACGGGTTCAATTCCCGTACACTCCGCCAATTTCTGATAAGATGGGCTCGCATGATCCTTGGGGGCGAAGAGCACTTGCAATGCACTTGTGGCGGGTTCAATTCCCGTCGGGTCCACCATCTTTCAACAACGCGCGATTAGCTCAGCGGTAGTAGCGGCTCCTTTACACGGAGAAGGTCGGCGGTTCAATCCCGTCATCGCGTACCATTTTCAATTCTGGAAAGCTAACTAGAGCGGCATGGATAATTTCTGCAGAAACCATGCGAGCGGTGCAAGTCCCTGTTTCAGAGCCAATTTCAAATGGGTACAGCTGAGGAAATCATGAGCACGTAAGCTTAGAACGATGCCTGTCTTCTAGAGACATTCAGTGTTGGCCCACCACTTTATGGGGGTGTAGCTCAATGGTAGAGCGCCTGCTTTGCAAGCAGATTGTTGTCGGTTCGAGTCCGGTCTCCTCCACCAAACTTTAGGCAATAGGCCATTGCCTTTGAACATATGATTCGGCTCGACGGACTCCTGGAAGTCGGGGCTCATCTACTCAGCAAAAACATTCATAAGAATGGCCGCTCGCGACGGATGCTGATAAATTGTGTGCTGCGGTGCAGCGGTTGAATCGTTCATAAATTTCCAAGCCACTGTAGCTCAAAGGCGGAGCAGCCCTTTCATAAGGGGAAGGTTGAGATCTCGGTATTCTCCAGTGGCACCAACTTATAGATACTACAATCCTGGTCTAAAAGAAGGCTTGAGGTTCGAAACTTAACCTTCGATTGCAACTCGAGATAAGCAACGTGACTGGGGCGGGCATTAGTGTAGTGGACTGCACGCCGCCGAGGAGGCGGAGGGGAAGGTTCGATTCCTTCATGCTCTGAAATTTCAAAACATAGGACGTTCGTACAACGGCTAGTACCTCGGTCTCCAAAACCGAAGATCAGGGTTCGATTCCCTGGCGTCCTGCCATGCCGGTAAAGCATAAATGGTGATGCACTGGTTTTGTACTCCAGTTAACTCGGTTCGATTCCGGGTATCGGCTCCATCTTCAATAATGCTGCAGTCCCTTAGTGGTCGATAGGACTCGCCTTGTAAGCGAGAGTGGAAACACCCCCGTGAGTTCGAATCTCACCTGCAGCTCCAAACGGTGTAAAGCTTTAATGGTGAAGCGCTTGTCTGAAGAACAAGATAAGAGGGTTCGAGCACCTCTGCACCGGCCATTTTCGTGATAGCAAATAGTAAAGCGGCGGGTCAGTAGCCTATGACACATGGCGAACACTGGCGGCAAATCAAAGGTGGTGCCTTCAAGATTTGCATCTATCGGAGTCAAGACCGATTCACGAATTCATTTTTCATCAGGGTGTTGCCATAGCTTGGTAATGGGGCTGACTTGGAATCAGTTGCGGGCGATAAGTGTTCGTCTGTCGTCGGTTCGAATCCGACCATCCTGACCATTTTGCATGTATCGTCTAAGTGTGAGGACGCTAACAATGATGCACCAATCATTGCGAGAAATGCGGGCTTTTTCAATCCGCTACATTTTGGAGGTATGACAGAGCGGTAATTGTATCTGTTTGCTAAACAGCAGTCAGCCCCGTAAAGGCTGCGTTGGTTCGATTCCAACTGCCTCCGCCATTTTATGCAAGAGTAGGAAATTGGTAAACCGCCTCGGCAGAGGAGACTCCGTTCGATTCGGAGCGTAACTTGCGGCAGTAAGTTCAGTCTTGGAGATATTGCAGGTTCGAGACCTGCCTCTTGCACCATCTTAAGAAGCCACGTTGGTTTAGTCACCGACTAGTGTGTTCGCGATAGAAAACGATAACGATGTGGCAAGTCGTTATCCCACACGAAAGAAGCCTGAGCTCAGGTAAAAATCGCAAGTCTGAATGCAAGGACTACGCAGTAAGGACCGCTCGGATCAGTTGTATCCGTATCTTGTAGGGACTGGAGCTTCGGCATTGAAGGTCTTAAACGCCACTTCGGGGCGGCAAGAATCAACATAACGGGCTGAAGCTTTAATGGTGAAGCGCGAGATTGAAACCCTCGAGAAGTCGGATCGTTACCGACCAGCACCGGCCACTTTTGATCACTGAGAGAAGTTCAAAACGAGATGACATGCATCACTCGCTCGTATGGCATTAACGTAATCAGGTAAGACAAGAAGCATGAGTCAGTCGATCACTGCGGGACACGGGTCTCGTCTCATGCACCCGAAGCTTTCAGTAATGCGCGTGTCGTATAGTGGCTATTATGATGGATTGCCAATTCATAGACGAGGGTTCGATTCCCTCCACGCGTACCACTTTAATAAATAGTAACATGGAACACAAACCTAACTCTATTTTCGACGCAGCAAGCAAAGTTCTTTTTGAACAGAATACACCGCCTCCTCGTATCACAAAGGAAATTCATTACAAGACTAAGAATGGTAATGAACGAGTATCTGAAGTCGGCGAGAAAAGCGAAGCTGAAGAAATCAAAACCATCAAAGCTCTAGGCGGGACGATTCTCAAAGTCTTGACCGTCAAGCATTGATTCAACTGGGGTGAAGTCTAGCCTGGTTTGACAGCTGCCTTTGAAGCAGTAGAACGCAAGTTCTTTGTGGGTTCGAATCCCACCGCCCCCGCCAATTTTAACTGCCCGTTAGCATAATGGTAATGCATCTGACTCTGAATCAGAACATGAAGGTTCGATTCCTTCACGGGCCACCACTTTAGCATCGTTTGACAGTTCCGGACCTGGTGAGAACGATGCTGCTACTGGGCAGCGGCATGTCGCGATCCGCCGAGCCTTCTGTGCAAACCAGACAGTAGCAACCAATTTCGATTAGAGCCCTGAAAAGGTACCGAAGTTTGTAAGGTAGTCATGGAAAGGCGCTAGGCGGACCAAAGAAGAAAGTTGGGAGACCTTAATCGTGTGGAAAGCGAACGTACCTAGTAGCCCATGCGGAGTCACTGTCTAAACCTCAACACTCCAGTGTAAAGAGCAACGGACTCCACTAATCGAATTTTTCATAGGCCCATAGTGTAACGGTTAGCACCACGGATTTTGATTCCGTTAGTCTAGGTTCGAATCCTAGTGGGCCTGCCATAATTTTCAGGTATGCCAATGCGTTAGGGAGATAACATTGCGCGCTTGCAGATAAGAACAACGCAGTTCCTGCAAGTGATAACTCCGACTTTCGTCAGTACACTTTTGCAATGTGTGTTCGGGCTCACATGGAGGTTCCTTAGGAACTGAAGTATGATGAAGCCGTAAACTGACCATACTTGATTTTCTTTATCGTCGCGTGTCCGAGTTTGGTTAAGGAGCTCGTCTTGGAAACGAGTGCGTGCAGCAAGAGGCTGTGGGCCGTGGGTTCGAATCCCACCGCGGCGACCATTTTCAAAAGGGAATGCATTGGTTTCGACGTAAGATTCTTTCTTGCGGACGGCGGGTCGTTGCCGCCCATTTCCACCATCTTTTGCATCCGTCTCTGAAATGCATAATCAAATAAATAAGATTATGCGATACACGATCTATAAGACTACCAATTTACTTAACGGAAAATTCTACATTGGTAAACATCAGACAAAGAGACCGATGGATTCTTATCTTGGTTCTGGTTTAGCTTTAAAGAAAGCTATTTCAAAATACGGGCGAAGAAATTTCAAAAAGGAGATTCTATTTGATTTCGATAACGAATCAGAAATGAATCAAAAAGAAAAAGAACTCATAACAGAAGAATTCATTTCACGTTCTGATACTTACAATAAAGGAATTGGCGGAGAAGGCGGTCCACATTTCAAAGGTAAGAAGCACTCCGATGCAGTCAAAAGTAGAATTACAAAACATCTGAGAAAAGGTGGAGTAAAAGGTTCAATTCCGTGGAACAAAGGATTAAGATTTAAAAGCGCTTGTAGCTCAGTGGAAGTAGCGGGCCTCTCATAAAGGCTAGGTCGTTGGTTCGATTCCAACCGGGCGCACCAATTTTTGTTTAGTGTAATTGGTAGCACACTCTGATAGGGTCGTATGAGGTTCAATTCCTCTTAAGTATGGTACTCGTAATTCCGCGCAGAGCAGATTGGTTCGAATCCAAAGCAAAAACATTTTCATACAGAACGAGCTAAGTTACTGTCTACGTTCAATGCATCGGGGTAGTGCCCTTGTCCACCATGAAGTTGGTGATGCTACTCGTACACTGCGGGTTTCCTTCCTACAGCCGAAAGGTGGAAGGATGTATGAAATAGGAACCGTGAAACTTAGGTTAACTACTTTGGCGAGTAGTTTGGAGAAGCCACTCCTTGCGGTTCCATCCACTTTCAATAACGCGTCTGTGACCGAATGGTTAGGTAGCCGACTTTTAATCGGAGAGCGAAAGCTCAATGTGGGTTCGATTCCCACCGGGCGTACCAATTTCTAGGGCTGTTCGTTCAACGGATAGGATACATGGTTTCGACCCATGAGATGTAGGTTCGATTCCTACACGGCTCGCCAGTTTGATAAATACATCAGTATGCAACACAAGCCAGGATCAATCTTTGAAGCCGCAAGTTCGGTTTTGTTCGAGAATCCAACTGAGCGTCTCGCAAGAATGCGCCTTGAGATTCAGAAAGGTAAGGAATACGCGTCGCAATATGAAGCTCTAATCAGTTCGCTTGCTAAGGTTATTCCCTGGACAAAGAAGCCAACCAAGAGTAAATCATCAGCTCTCATTGAATACACCGGTGAGATTGGAGTCAATCAACTTTCATTTTCATGGCATGCTATAGATAACCGATACAGCTATGGATATGCATTCATGGGAGCTTTAATTTCCGAAGCAGGTAAGTATGGCAAGATCCATGAATTCGGACCCAAGCTTGATATCATTGGAATGGATGTTACTAACGATGATCATATCAAGAAGAATCTTGAAGCTTTCAAGAAGACGATCGAACTTGCGAAGAAAATCGATCCAAAGAAACTTTACATAAAATAAGGCAGCGTAGCTCAAAGGAAGAGCATCTGTATGACATGCAGAAGGTTGAGATATCGTGATTCTCCGCTGTCACCAATTTATTGACGCGAGTCAATAAACAACATACGGTGGTTCTCCGCCGTACCTCCCCTGGTAAACGAACGGGCATGGCAGTCGCCTTCTACGCGATGTCGTCATGCCCGTTCAATCATTTTCAATTCCTGTGTAGCTCAGCGGCAGAGCGGGTGACTGTTAATCACTAGGTCCGTGGTTCGATCCCACGTGCAGGAGCCACTTTACATGATTAAGCGCGACTAGGGACCGCGTATAGCATGACTACTTGATGTTTCATCGGGTCGAATGTAATCAAGTTCCCGGAGAGGAGTGGTTCTAAACACTCGTCGATCGATGCTAAGAATTTAGCTTAAAGCCTCCGTAAAAAATAATCGAACCACTTTCATTGCCGCATTAGTCTATTGGTAAGACGCCGTCCTCGTAGCTCGGAGAAAGCAGTTCGATTCTGCTATGCGGCTCCATCTTTTGATAAATACATCAGTATGCAACACAAACCAGGTTCAATTTTCGAGGCGGCTTCTCAAACTCTTTTTCATGAAGCTATTGATGATGAAGGCAATACTCTAAAAGTTGGAGACAGTGTCGAATTCAAATCTGACATTGAGCAAGTTGGAGTTATTACGAAAATTTCAGGTTCTAATTTAACACTTGAACCACCTCCTGGTCAAAAATTTCATGGTTCATACATTGGAAATTCTAAATCAACCGTCGTGTATTCAGGACGAGTAACAAAAATCTAACATAAACAATTATGAGACCATTTTCTTCATACAGTTCCGATCCTCTTTACAAAGCAATCACCAAAGTTTTATCTGAAGGTGTTAAGATTGCTCCTCCAAAAGGATATGGAAAAGACATTCCAAAAAACTTTCAGGTTGCTTTTCAAAGCATTCTTGACCAAGCAAGCAAGACGCATACAATCACGAATGCAGCTTTCTTTGACTCAGGTTATTACGGTGTGTCATTCAACATTGGTAAAGTCGAATATGTCGTTGGCTTGTCCGACACACGAATGACAAAAGATGACGGTATTGTCATGGGCAGTATCTTTCTTCAGAAGACAGGTTCATCAAGTCGAATTGTAAACGTTGTTGCAACTGACAAGTTCGATGTTGAGTTTCCAAGCCAATCCGATA